GTCTCGAGTCGACGAAGGAGGGCCCGTCTTGGGGCTCCCGGGTTGAGACCGCGGAGAGCCCTCCATCCGCTCACCCGGCGGGACACGCGCGCATAATACGCGCGGATCCGTCGGGCAAGCGACATGGGGGGGACGCGGAAGTTCGGTCGGGGGGCCTCAAGCCCCATCAGAGCAGTCAGCTCCCGAGCCAGGGAGGTTACGATCTCCTCAGTGACACGAATGTCACCGAGGGGAACGGCCTTCCCTGAGAACGGAACTCTGCCCTGACGGGCGAGAACGCCCCGTCGACCAAACTTCCAGTCGGCAGACTCTCGAGCCATGCTTCGCCATGACGCGAACCGGAACACGCCCCACGCGGCGTCTGGGGGACGAACCCCACAGGCGCTCGCGTAGAGCAAGCCGGCCACGCCACGACGGAACGGGCTCGGGAGACTGCCGACAGCGTCCGGTCGCCCCCGCAACCTCGGTAAGCCGAAGCCACCGAGTTCTCGAGGAAGTGTGACAGCGAAGCCACGATCCGCAGCCCAACGCCAAGCGTTGGGCCACAGGGTTCGTAGCACGCGCCTCACCGCCCTCGGGTTCCCGGTAGCATCAGCTATCGAGGATGCGGCCGGACCGATGGCCGCCCACCAAGGCACGGCATCAGATCGGTCACCTGGGAGGCGCTTAGGTCGGACGAGGCCCCGGAGAGGGATAGCAGGAAGGCGGCGAACGCCGTCCCCTACTAACCCCACCTCCGAGGCTCCGCCCTTCCGGCGCCATACCAAGTGACGGAAACGATGCCGCGTCTGGCCCAGTTCGAAACGAGGAAGACGCGACATCTCCCAGAACGTGAGCTTTGGCCGAGAGTGCACGAGACGAATCTCGTACACCTCCTCGGTAAAGATCGCGTATCTGGAGGATAAAGCGTGCTTCCCCGCGGAAAACTGGGCCCCGCACTCTGCGGCGACGGCCTCGTAACGTCTGACGGCCCGCAAGGGCCACCAGGCGACGAGGTCGTCACCGCAGATTGCGGTGGCGGGCGTCCATCCGGGACTCGAGGTCCGCGTGGGTTTCCGAGGGTTTTCCAACCACACAGGCACCCAAGCCTCACTAGCCCAGAAGAGCTGGATGAGACTCAGGATTGCCCAAGTCGTTGGTAGACCCATCAGAATCCCGCGCGACGTGACAGACCCCACTCCCAAAGAAGGCCAGCGCACGTGCTGCGGCCCGGTTAAAAGCCGAAGCACGTGTCTGGCCTCCGATGGGAGGTAGTCTGCCGCGTCCAGGAGACCCTCGACGACGGCCTTCACAAGGTCAAGAGGCAGTAGATCCGAGGCCGAAGTCAGATCAGCGGACAGCAAATGCCGTCCGTCAATCTTTCTCGGTCCCTTGGTCACTGTCTCCACAGCCTTCTGATGGTCGCCTGCGAGGACCTCCTGGCACCTCGGGTCCCGCCGGAGCCCACTGAGGAGCCAGGCGCGGAGGTAGTGCCCGAGGGCGATTAGGGGGGAACCCCCCTTAGTCACCACTCGTGCCTTCCACCCGCGCTCTGGCACCACCAGGGCCTCGTTGATCGGAAGACCGATGGCCGCGTCCTCCTTCACCTTTCGGTAAAGGAAGTCGCGGACAAAGGAATCCCGAACAGCGAGGTCCCGGTGGCACTCAGTGGACTTCGGAGTCCGGGCGACAGCAGCGATTCTCGCCTTCCACAAAGGGGAGTTCCGAGCTTGTTCTGCCGCCCCGTAGGCCTCCGCCAATGCCTGAGCGTGTCCACCTTGAGCTCGAGAGAACTCAAGATTGGAACCGCCAGCCATTGGCAGAGTCCCCGGAAGCGGGGCCAAGAGGTGGGTTAACCCCCACTCCTTGGCCCAAGCTCGGGCCTTCCCCAAAAGTGGTCGGGGAGTCGCATGATGGCTCGTGAGGGCCTCACGGTGAGCTTTCAAAGCTTTCTGTTGGACACCCGTGTTTCCTTCTGGCAAGGCACGACCCAGATACGAAATCTGGACGGCCATGTCATCAGAATCCACGAGGCCCCGCAGACGGCCTTGAAAGAACGCCGCGAGACCCCCCTTTCTCTTCTTCAGCGGCACGCACGTTAGTGCCCACAAGCGAAGGTCCGAGGACCACCCCTTGAGGGCCTTAAGTGCGTGGCCAACGCCGGAGAAAGAGGAAGTACGCACGAGCCACCACGCTAGCCGACAGTAAGAATGGACGGCGTCTCGGCCAGGCGTGTCGTGAATGGGAATTCGGTCGCGTCCGGCAGCTGCTACAGCTGCACGGATTGCGTCCCAAGACCCACGAACGACAGCCCAGTCGCGACGTGCCATCTTACGTATCGGCAATCGCTGGTGTCGCGAGCGACCGCTCTCCGCGGTCTCATTACAGGAAGCGAGCCGGTGTCGACGGGGGGGACCCCGACGACTCCGACCCGGCTCCTGCAGTTGGCGCGCGCCACGCTGCCCATCTCGAATGAGATCGGACAGCGTGGCAAGGCGTGCCCCAACAGCAGCAGCTTCCTCAACAGTTAGACTTGACAGTCTAACTGTTCGGTGTTTCTGCTTTTGTAGAGACA